AGAATAAAGGTTGTAGAACCTGATGTAGTAAATATTTGAGGATCAACTACAATTTGTCTTCCACTCCCATTTACTCCTACAGTTGTACCTGCACCCGAAGCATTTAAAATTCTATTGATAGGAGAAACATATTTAATACTTCCTGAGTTTCGGGTAATAACTTCATATGAAGAAGTCAAGTATGAATTAATATCTGTTCTAGCAGTTAATGATCCCGAATTATATACTGAATTAGATGAATCGTATTGGTATGTTGTTCTTCCTAGGGATGTTAATGTTGGTGGGGTAGGAAAAGTTTGTTTAGATTGTGAAGTAAATAAATTTGAAGCACCTAAAGGTATTTGAAATTTATCTGGTTCAATTTGATTGATTGGTTTTCCTACTAAATAACTTTTTTCTTTACCAGATTTTAAAGGATTTACTCCTCCATTATCGGTAGCATATTTAATTAAAGTATCTCCAACACCTACTACAGAACCGGGCCCACCAGAATATGATAAAATAATCCCATTACCTGGGTTATTTAGTTTATATCCTTTTACACCATTAAGAGCTTTATCATCTGTAGTATTTGTAGCAATTAGATCAGTTAATTTAACTAATCTATTTGTTTCTTGAAAATTTTCAACAGATTGTTCACTTATAGCAGTTTGGTATGTTCTAATATCAGCATCAGGAAAAATACCTGTTGGATCTAAACCTTGTTTATTAAAGTGGGTTCCTAAAAACCCAGCACCTGCTTGAGCTACTGTTGAAAGTAATGGATTATAAATTCCTTCATTTACAGCACTTCCACCATATGCAACACCTTTGGTTGCTTCTGTTTTAACACCTGTTCTTGATAGTAATTGTTGTTTTGCAATAAATGCTATACCTTGAGGAGTAACAAAATATTGAGTTAAACGAGAAATATCTCTAGCGGCATCTCTAGGTGCATTAATACCTCCTCGTAATAAAAAATCAGTATCTAAAGCTGATGGTTGATTTTGATCACCTATAGGACTTTGAATAAAAGGTTGTCCACTATCACCTCCACCTGGTCTATCATTACCGAATTTAAGTGATTTAAGTGAGGTATCCCCATTATTTAATTTTATTAAAAGCCCCATTTAGTATATCTTATTGAGGTGGATTGTCTAAATATTTTGGTGGAGTTACACCATTCAAATCCAATGAAGATGGTGTTGGATATCCTGTTAATGAAGGATTACCGTTAATTGAATAAGCGTTATGTAATGTTGATTGTGGATCATTTGTAGTTACTGGAGTTGGTGTAGCTCCATCGAATTCACTTAATGTAGATCCATCATTTACTAATTTGTCTAATAGTCCCATGATTAATTAATTTTATTATAAATATTATATGTTATTGAATTTTCAATGTTGAAACTGTTCTATCTTTTCTTATTTGTTGTTCTCTCAAATCATTACCTCGTTTCATTTCGGATGCTAACATTTCACTTGAATCTGGTTTTGAAGGAGAAGGGGCAGTACTATTAGCTACAGTAATTGCTCCTTTAGGACCTGACATAACGTCATCACCTTTTTTAAATAGGTCTGTACCTGCTATTACTGTATCTTTATTATTTAATTGGATGGCACCTTCAGGACCCATTAAAGTACGTTTACCATAACCACCACTTGATTCTCCTGGGGACATGACATCGTTTCCTTTTATCATAGAATATAAACCAGCAGCCACAGTTCCTGCAATTGCTAGACCTGCAATAGCTGTAAACGGGTTAGCTACAGCCCAGGCCGCGGCTTGTGCTATTAAAGTAGCTAATTTTCCTTTTTGGAGTGAACCATCTATTATAGAAGCTCTATTTGATGCTATTTGAATAGTTTTTATTAAAGCATATGTACCTGCTATACCTCCTAATAATTTTAAAGCACCCACAAGATGATCTGTAAACCCTCCAGAAAAACTAAATAATTCATTAAATCCATCTGCTAAAAGTTGAACAGGAACTAGAATACCTTGCATTAAAAATGAAATACCAGGTAAAACGGTTCCAACTAAATCCATTAAAGGAGATACAATAGCCATTACTGGTTCTGCTAATTGGATAAATAATTCCTGTAATTTTTCAGTAGCTTGAGCAAAACGTTCTTGGACTGATTGTTGAGCAAATTGATTTGCTAGAGCTTCATCTCCTAATTGCTTTTTAGCTTCTTCTAATCCTACAGTATCAACTAATCGATTAAATGCTTCTTGAGCACTTTCTCCTTCTTTAGCACTTAAATTAGCTAAAGCTTCTCTATCCATTAAAGATTGAGCTAATTCATCTTTAGTTAAACCTGCTGCTTGTGCTATTGCTTCTTGTTGGATAGCGTTCATATTAGCGAAGTCTGCCGACGTACCAACTTGGTTAGCTATTTCTTCAGCGGCTCCTGCAATATCATTATTAAGCGCTAATTGTCGCGCTTTTTCTAAATTTAAATTTTTACCAGTTAATAACTCAGCACTCAATTCACTTTCAATAGATGATTCAAAATTAAGTAAACTTTCAGACATTTTAGAGGCTTGTTCAAGAGTTAAACCAAATTCTTTAGTTTTAACTACAGCTTCAGCAAGTGCACTCGCACTACCACCTAATGATAATTTTAAAGAAGCCGATGCTTTAGATACTTCTTTTAATACTTCTTTTTCATTTACAACAATTCCTCTTCGTGAAGCATATGCTTTTGCTCCCCCTAAAATCTCTTCTGTATTATCCTCTAATGTTTTACCATTTACTAATGATAATTTCTGGATACCTGCTAATTCTTCATTGGTAAATCCTGCTTGTTCTCTTAATTTGGTAAATGTTTTTAAATCAGCATCATTTATTTTAGCATTAGTTCCTAAGGATTGACCAATAGCCATATATGATTCTTGTAATCCTTTTGTGTTTAAAGCTACATCACCGGAGGTTGCTGCTATGTTTCCAAGTTCTCTACGAGTATTTAAGGCTTCCCCGTAAGTCATATTCATTTGTTTAGCCATATCACCAGCTCCTGAATCAGTCATTTTTAGAGCGTCAATAAATTGGGTTGCAACAAATGTTACTAATGTTAATGGATCTTTTAAATTAGATATTATAGAGGATTTCATAGATTTTAATCCAGCCCCCATTACACTTAATTTGCCATTAGTTGCTCCTAAAGCTTCAACTTCAGCATCAGTTAAATCTAATATTTTTTGTTTTTCTTTTAATTCTTTACCACCAAAACCTGCTTTTATTTGGGCTGATGAAAGTCCTCTAGTATTTAGATTGTTTATCTCTTCAGTTAGTAATTGTTGTTGGGTTTGGATAGATGCAATTTCTTCCATTTTCTTTTTAGCATCATCTAACCCTAATTGTCCCGATAATCCTCCAAATCCTAGTTTATCTAGGGCTCCTCCCATTCCTTCTATTAAATGACCACTTACACCTAATTTACTATTAAATACATCTTGTTCTTGTTCAATAGCTTTAATATTTGTTAATAAATCTTTATAGGCTGAGTTATTTTCATTTACTATAGAAGTTGATTCGGCTAGGGCTTCATTAACCTTATTAAGATCTTGTTGACTTGCTTCTGATAGACCATTTTGTCTTCGTTGGGATTCTAATTCGGCTTTTCTAATTTTTAAATTAGAAATATTAAGTTCTAAAATTTTCTTTTCTTTAGAAATTTTACCTTGAATACTTTGAAGATCTTTTTTATTTAATTCATTTATACCAGCTTGATGAAGTGATATATCTTCTGCTAGTCCTGAAAGTTTTCTGAATGAGGCTTTAGCAACATTTAGTCCAATATTACCTTTAGATATTTGTTGAACTACATCACGAAAAGAAGATGAAATTGAATCTAAACTTTCTCTAGAGTCATTTAATTCAGTTTGCCATGCTGATAGTAATTCTTTAATAGTAGCAGCATCATCATTAACAGCTCGTAAATTAAGAGATGAAAAATCCTTACCTAATTGGTTTGCTAGGCGTTGTAATTTTTCAAAATTCTTTTGTAATTCTTCAGGTGTTGCTGCAGCCATTTGTAATTTTATTATAAATATTAAAGTCTAATATTTTTATTGATATTTTACGGGTCTTTTAGCGTCATTTGCTTTTTGCATCAACTCGGGTGTTTTAATAGTACCGTCTGAATTTATAACTGTTTGTTTTCCTGATTTCCCTTTATTTTCTATTGTTGTTTTTTCTTCAGCAAAGTGATCTTGCATTTGTTTAAAAGTAAAGCGTCGAAGCCAGATTGGCATATTGTAAACAGTATGCCAATCATAACCTCCATTACTATGGAAAACTATTTGATGTATTTGTGTAAATAATGCTGCTCTTACTAAAGCAGAATTATTAGATATCAGGCCAAAAAAAGTTGACACCAATTGAGACAGGGATTCTATCGCTACTTCCGTCGGGAAAAAAAGTTAGATCAACATCGGGTTGAACTTCTTTAATATATTCTCTAAGCGCTCTAGAGTCTTTGGCGAGTAGATAATTATCTACAAACTCTCGAATATCTTTTGTTTCTCGACTCCCTTCTATTGAGGTAATAAGATGTTTCATTCGAGTGGATAACTCAGGGGAAGAATCTTTATTAATTTTCTTTAAACCTTCTAATTCACGATTGATGTTTTGTTCATCTTTATGTGTTAAAAGTTTAAATGTAATAGTATTTTTTGAATGTGGTAAAGTAAATGCAAATTCGTTTGTGCGAGATGTAAATAACTCTTCTTTAATTTCTTTATTCTCAAGTTGAGATAAATCAACTGTGTGCTCTTCACCTAAATAATCAAATTTATAATCTGCTCCATATCCTAAAATACGAGCAGCAACCATAATTGCATTTTTATCACCAATTAATAGATCATCAAAATTGATTTTCGATACAATAATCGATTTTAATAATTTATCTAATACGGTACCGTTTCTGATATATGATTGATTAGTTAAAATATCTTCTTCCTTAGCGGTCATATATTTAATCTCAATTGTACCTTTTGCTAATTCAGAATCTTCAGGATAAAGTAAACCCTTAGATGGTAATTCAACGGTTTCCGTTGGTAATTTAAATTTTGATTCTTCCATAATTTTTATTTATTATAACTTAATTGTCCTATATACATATATTAAATAGAAGTAATATTATCAGAATTTACATTATATGTTAAAACTCCTTCTATTTTTAATATTTCTTTGCGAATTGCTTCCATTTTTGAGCGATCAAACCCACCCTTTGTAATCCAAGGATGACCATCAACTTTTATAGTCATTATTGACTGAAATTTTGAAGTATCTTGTTCACTATATTCCATAGGTTCTTTTACAGATGCTACTGTAATACCTGGGAGGGAACGGATATCAGAAAATATTTCTTTTTGAGGTCGTTGTTTAATATTAGTAATAAGCATACCAACCATTTTAAATTTGTCTTGGTATTCCTCATTTAGAACTTTACTTAGTTCTTCTTTTACTAGCGTACGTAAATTGTTCAATTTCATATAATGGTATATGCTATAAATATTGTATAGTCTAATTTAATTAACGTGTTTATTCGTTAATATATAATAGAAAAGTAAAAGCTCCAAATTTCTTTGGAGCTCTTGTATAATTTGTTTTTTTTAGAAATTCAATACACAGTAATCTGGTTGAACTGTTACTTGGATGTTTACTGGTGTTCCATCATCATCCCAGTTGTAATCACCAAAGTTAACTTCTGTAATTACAGCTCCTTTAATTACCCATTCAGAAACGATATCACCTACAGGTCCGATAACATTGAATGTAATATCTTTCTTGTAAAAATCAGAATAACCATCTCTACCTGTTACTGATTCATGTCCTAAACGTACCCATTCCATTACTGCTTGTGCACCCGATGGAGTGATTGATTCGTACATTGTAAATTGAATAGTATTCCAAATGGTTTTTCCTTTTACATAACGTTGAACGTTGATATGGTTAAGAGCAACTGCAGTTTGTGTTAAAGATACAGCTCCAACTCCTTTTACCAAATATGATGGAATACCATCCATATAAAGGATAAAGCGGTTACTTTGTTTTGGTTCAAACGCTGTGTAAAATATTTCGTTCGGATTTAAAATTGCCATTTTTTATTGTATTAGTTTCTTTTATTATAAATATTAAATATTCTATCTTTTATGCAGGGAATTGAGCTCCTGTTGGTAATAAGATGAAATCTAATGAAATGAATTCAGCTGTACGAGTTGGTTGGATATAAATCTGTCCTACTAATTGGTTATTATCAATTACTGCTGGTCCATTATTAGCTTCGTCCATTACTACTTTGAAAGCATATAATCCTTGTTTTTGTTGAATAGATTCCAAATATGGAGTTACTCTTGAAACAAATGATGTTCTTGTTGCAATTGTATTTTGTTCAAATACTACTGTATCTGAAATTTGGCGAATGTAAGCTTTTAACTCAATTAACAAACGTCTAACATTTACACGATCTAAAGCAGAAGCTGATTTTTGTAATGTTTTTTGTCCGAATACTACTACACCTTGTTTAGGTAATGTAGCTAATGGGTTAATGTTATTAGCGTATAAGTTATCTCTATCTCCTTGAGTTAATTTGTATTTAGTATATGATACTGTAGACAAACCACCTCTGTTAATACCTGCTGGTGCAAACCATGGAGCTGAGATTTTATCATTATTAGCATATACACCTGGGATTACTGTTGATGCTGGTGACCAAACTTGTTTTCCTGTTGATGAATCTGATAAGCGAACCCAAGGCCAATATGTTGCGGCATATGAATTGTCTATATTTTGAGCAGCTGTAATTGTATTAGCTAAATCTCCTGAATATTCAATTAAATCTACTACATATAAGCTATCTCCTCTATCTTGAGTATTAGTGATAATGTTATTTACTTGTGTTGGATGTAAACTACTAATTAACCCAGGTGTTGAAATTACATTATATTGATAAAATTCTCTATTATTAAGAAGACTTATCATATTATTATAATCTGAACCTACTAATCCTTGAGTATTATTAGCTGTAATATTTTCGTTTAAATATATTGTTGGATTAGTTGTTCCTGTTGCTCCAGTAAATGAACCACTTTGTGCTATTGGTAAAGATGCAGTGTATTGTGATTGTGGTTGACCATTAGCATCTAAATAATTAGGTGTATTATAATTTACTGTTTTAACTCTAACATAACGTGATTTATTTGGATAATCACCTGTCACATCCATTTGATTTGTTACCGAGTTATATGATAAACTTTGGTTACCAATTACTTTAGAAACATAACGTGGTGAGTTAGGATCCAAACTTATGTTATTCCAAGATTCTAAAACAATTTTACTAGCAGCATTATCATCTCCTCTTCTAACAACAATATTAAATGTTCCTGAACCTGTATTTGTATTTGTTAATTCCCATCTAACATTATCCGCACTTCCCGAAGCTAAAGCTCCTGCTGTTTGTGAACTGGAGTTATTCATGATAATTCCTTCTGATAGTGTTTCTAGAGTAAATGCTACTGAAGAAACTCCATTAGTACCTCCAGTAATAGTTGAACTTGAGACAAATTGACTATTTGCAGCTCCGGCATAAACATATCCACCAGGGATGTGTCCAAATCTAATAATAGAGCCATTTATAGCTGAGGAAGAAATTCTACTTGTTATTGTAAGTACATCTGTTGATGTATTATATGATCCTGAAAATATAGCTCCAATTTCATTAGTTACTCCAAAATATGATGCAGTAGATAAAAACCTAGCAATATTAGCTCCAAATTCATCTATTGATGGATTAGTAGACATACTAACATACCCTGTATTTGCATTAGCATCATAATAATCATACCCCCAAGTATTTCCTTGTACCCAATAATCAGTAAAAGTTCCTACTACTGAAGGGATACTAAATTTAATTGTACCTCCATTTGCACCTCCAGCATATGAAGCTGTATAACTTGAGGATATTGTAAATGAAGCTGTTGGGAATGAACCTCCTACTGAACTAACATTATTATTTACATTACTTGAAGCGGGGGTGTAAGATCCACTTACTGTACGAGCTACTAATAATGATGTGCCGCCATAATTAAAATAATTATAAGCTGCTAATGATGTAAGGTAAGAATAAGAATCTCCACCACTAATAAATGAATCTCCAAATATTGTTTGAAAGTCGGAATAAGAAGTAACGAATGTAGGAACTTCAACAGGACCTTTAACTGTTGGTCCTATGATAGCAGCACCTGCTTGTGTAGGTGTTCCTACTAAGAAAGTGTTATCTATTTCACTAATTGTTACTCCAGGAGAAATTGAAAAATTTGCCATTTTATCTTTTTATTATAAATATTAATTTTTTTTCTAAAATGTATTATTAAGCAGGAAAAGTTGCTCCTGTTGGCAATACATTAAAGTCTAATATAATAAATTCAGCTGTTCTAGTTGGTTGTAAATAAATTTGACCTACTAACTGGTTATTATCTATTACATTAGGAGTATTGTTTGATTCATCCATAACAACTCTAAATGCTGTTAAACCTTGTCTTTGTTGTACAGATGCTAAATATGGATTTACTTGAGATAAAAAGTTATTTCTAGTAATTATATTGTTTTGTTCAAATACTAATGTATCTGCTACTTGAGATATAAATGATTTTAATTCAATTAACAAACGTCTAACGTTTACACGATCTAAAGCGCTTGCTTTTTTCTGTAATGTTTTTTGTCCAAATACTACTACACCTGTATTAGGGAAAGTAGCAATTGAATTTACATTGTTTTCATATAATAAATCTCTATTACCTTGAGTTAAATTTCTTTCAGCTCTAATAACATTACTTAATACACCTCGGTTTATTCCTGCTGGTGCATACCATGGTTCAGCTACTCTATCATTAAAAGCATATACTGATGGGATCATAGTAGAGGCAGGAACCCAAACTTGTTGTCCTGAATTAGGATCAATTGTTTGTAACCAAGGCCAATAAGCAGCAGCATATGAAGTATCATATGTTAAAGCATTTGTTGTTACAGGGACAATGTTTGAACCATATCCTACAAGATCCAATACTGTCATCGAATCTCCTCTTCCTTGAACAGTGTTAATTAAACTTGTTACTACAGAAATATGAGCAGGATAATTTGTTGGATCAGCAATCAATCCTGGTGCTGTTAATAAATTGTAACTATAAGCATCTTGATTAGCTAATAAAGCGATTGATTGGGTATAGGTACTTGGATTTAATCCTTGAATATTTGTATTTGAAATATTTTCATAATATGCTCCACCAACACCTGTTGGGACATTTTTTCCAGAAGCACCATTAAATATTCCACTTGAGGTAACAGGAATAGAACCTGTATATTCTGGTTTTGGATTTCCTGTGTTATCGAAATAAGTTGGAGTAGTATAATTTACTTTTTTAACTCGTATATAACGAGATTTATTGATGTAATTACCATTCAATTGAACAAAATATTCACCTGTTGATGAATCATACATTACTTCTTCTGACTGGTTACCAATTACTTTTTCAATATAATTTGAAGCAAATGGATCTAAAGATAAATTACTCCATGATTCTAAAATAGATGGAGATGCTGATGAATCATTACCTTGTCTTACTATTAAAGTAAAGGTTCCATTATTAGTATTTGGAGCAGATATTTGCCATCTAAGGTTTTCTGAGGTTCCATTTGATAAGGTTCCATTAGCATATAATGAACCTGAGCTATTCATTGATTCACCTTCAGAAAGTGTTTCAATAATAAATGCTTCCGTATTTGTACCTCCAGTAAAGTTTACTATAGCACTTCCAGAAATGTAATAATATGAATTACCTGTTAATCCATTTACATTTGTTGAAGTTAAAACTATATTAGGAGATGAATTACTTGAAGAAATATATTGTAATGAAGAACTATAGTTAGTTGTTGAACTACTAGCATTAAATATCACAGATGAAGTAGCTACATAACTTGCTACCGTAGATGAAGCAAATGATGCTGTGTTTATATAGATGATAGTTGGTGTATTTGTTTGGGTAGAACCAGTATAAAATAAAGTAATTCCGTTTATATTTAATGAAGCTGATCTTACTGCTGCTACACTGGCAGATATATATGTTAAATTGATAGTTGCGGATGCGGAAGTTGCAACATTTGCTGTAGGTATAACAGATGAAGTAGCTGGTTCGAATGTTCCACTAACTACACGCGTTACTAATAAAGAGTCACCTCCATTATTAAAATAATTATATGCCGAAATAGAAGTTAAATAAGTAAATGTTTGACTTCCACTTAAAAATGTAGAACCAAATTTATTTAAATAATCACTATATGTAGTACATATCGTAGGAATACCTACTTTTCCTTTAACTGTTGGGCCTATAATAGCAGCACCTGCTTGAACAGGAGCTTGAGTAATAAATGATTGATCGTTCTCTATAGCTAATACACCAGGTGATACAATTGTTTCTGCCATCTGTTTAATAAATTATTTTTGTTATAAATATGGTGTATTTCAACCTAAATTAATCTAATTTAGTAATCTCACCTGTTTCTGGGTTGATATTAACTTTACCGTATATTTCAAATAAAGATTGTGTAAATTCTTTTTCTTGTGTTGCTAAATTAGCTAAATAAACTTTAGCATCTTGATATCGGTTCTCTAATTGAATTTTTAATAATTCTATTTCACCTAATTCTAAAATTATGGATTGAGTACCGTTTTGAATTGTTTTTAATGTTTGTAACTCTTCTGTGGTTAAAAACTTTTTTTCTGTAACTATTGACATGTTTATTTATTTTTATTTGTTTATTAAATTGGATCAAAATTTCTAGTACAATATAATACTACATTATGTGATACTTGAGTTGGAGCCGTTGCCCATGATACTGGGGTTCTCCATCTCATATAAATTTTAGCATTTGGGTCATCTTTTCCTAAACCTACCTCTTCTACAAATGAACTAAAATCAGCACTATGTGATAAAGTATTTGTAAATAATTTAGAATTAGCACCAACATATAATATATATTGTGATGTTTCTGAACTTCCAAGGGTTCCATTAACTGTTGTTGAGATACTTGCACTTAATATAGCAAATGTATCATATACATATGTTCCAGCTTGATTATCATTTAAAGCTGGTTCGGATGGATTTATACTAAAATAT